CCACGACGAAATGCATATACAGGGCATCGCCTTCGCCGATGTCCCGTGCCACACCCAAATCGATGGTGTTGGTGGACACCGCATCAGTCGTCACGGCCTGTGCCGCACTCACTCGTAAATTTGCATCAGTAATCATAACAAGTCTCCTTCTTCAGTCGTAAAATTAGCTGACCACAGTTTCAGTGTTGACAATCGCATCGACTCGGCGCAACGGCACACCCAAGAACGACAGATAGGACGTCGGCGTCCCAAACTGGGTCAGGGCTTCGTTGATCTTCAAGACGTATTGGCTCTTATCCAAGGCCGCAATCGTCAGGCCGCTATGGACGGTCCGATTCATGTAGAACGCCGGGCGTCCCATCGCCATGTTCGGAATCCGATAGAGCGCACGGGCCATCAGCTTGATCAACGCCGTGGACGCGGTGGACGCTTGTGTGGTCGCCTGGGACATCAAGTCGGAGACATCGATATTCGCAATACGCACGACATACCGCCAGTCTTTCACGACCAGTCCGTTCTTCCACTGATAGCGGGTCGCATACGCTTGCAGGCGTGTGGCGTCGCTGTTGTAGACGGTCTGCTCGCCCAGATCCTCATGGACTAGGCCCGCCTTGCTGCCCTTCGGGAAGGGACAATACACGGTGTTGTCACCCCAGCAGACCAAGAAGACGGAGGTATTATCGGAACCCGACGCACCCGCTGAGAGAATGTTCTGGGCGTTCGCCGCCGAGAGACTCGAATAGCGAGGAGCCAAGCCCAGATACTTCTTCGGGTCCGTACCCGGATCGCCGTAGAACATGGTCGTGGCTTGCTGTTGGTTCATGGCCTCCAGGAAGGCCACATCTTCTGAAAGACGGAACTGCGCGGTATTCCCGTTCAGTAACGCCAAGTCCTTGTCCACTTCCGACCGCGCTTCCAACATGCCGCAGGCTTCATCAACCTGTGCCGTGGTGGATTTGCTGGACGGAATGCCCTGATTCAACGCTCTCCAGTACACAGTCGGCAGTCCCGTGCGGATGACCACCCGTTCGCCGGTCGGCAGATTGCCTTCCTTGAACACACAATCGTCCAGGATTTCATTCGACTGTGAGAGCAGTTCTGCCACCACAGGAATGCGGCCTTCGGGATCGGTACGCTTCGCCCAATCGGCGAGCGTTAATGAGGTAGAAGTAAGTGTTGCCATGATATAAAGCTCCTTCGTGCATTATGAGGATTGTTTACTATACAGAACGTCCGCATACCCGTTAAAGTTCTTGGGCATCGCCTTCTGCCCGGCAGTCCCGGACACAAACTGATCTTCGCCAATGGCTTTCCCGGCGCGAACCATAAACCGAATGACATCGGGATGGTTGCCCAATCCCGTCTGATTCAGTAACGCTTTCAACTCTGGAGTGCCAAAGGCATCCAAAGCCTTCTTCGCCACCGACAGATTCTCCGTGAGCTTCTCGCCCCCGAATTCCTTGTCGGACTGCGATTGCGACAGCCACTGCGCTTGCACCTCTTTGATCTGCGCCATCTGCTGGGCTTGGATCGCAGGGGACATCCGATTCATCAGCGTCTGCGCGGACTCCTGTGAGAGGTTCAGCTCTTTCGCCACATCCGTAAAAGAGGACATGACGGAGGCACTCACGACCTGTCCGTCGGGCGCAGTGAGCGCAAACGGGGGCGGTGTGGTAAGGGCCGTCGGCTGACTCAGCCCCGGCGCATCCTGCGTGGGGCTCAGACTCGTCACCGGGGTCGTGGGAATCCCTACTGCCTCAGTCCCCGTCGGGACCGAGGTGGCAGGGGATGTGGCCGCAAGCCCGTCAGGCGTGGTCGTTGACGGGGCGGTCAGGGTGGTCTCGTTCATGGATACTCTCCTTCACCATTACGGCGTATTGTTCTGGGCACAGCGTATGAATCATCGACAGGGTGCGATTGCCAAAGTTTCGGTTCCCCTCCGCAAACGCCATCGTCATCGCATTGGAGTTAAAACTCAGACGAAACACCCCACTCTGGTCCAATAATCGCCACACAATGCGGCGACCACGCTTGTTCGACATCAACCACCGAAGATCGACCCCCTCGTTCTCGTGAGTCAGCTTGTCGCGCTCAGTTCGTGCATGGGCGTCGCGCTCTTGACCGCGAAGATCGAGGGGATCGTGGAGCATTACACCTCCACCGCTGAGGGTGAGGTATAACCCGAAAACATATTCGTAATATCCGTCAGGGCGTTCTCGTTCTGTCCTGTCTGTGCGCCTGCGAGATCTTTCACGGTCGCGGCCTGCTCACGCATCGCCGCCACCTGGGCTTGTGCCGCCTGGGCTTGGGCTCGCGCTTGACGCACCATCGCGACCTGTTTGCCCGCCACAATCAAATTGGGATCGACGCCCAGCATATCGCTGTAGCTATCGGCCCACTGATCCGCATCAAACTTATCCAGCACATCGGGCTTGAACTGTGCGACCTGGCCGAGCCGTCCGAGGAAGCGGTCCACCGCATTCGTCCCCATCGCTCGCTGCGCCTGCGCCAGCATCGACACAAATTCCACGTTCAGTTCCATCCCCTGCAATTCCTCTGGGGGACGGGGAATGATATTGGCGGTAATCATCCGATCAAACGTGGTCTCAATGAGCGGGTCGAGGAGTTCGTTATGCAGCCGCTCCAACACGGGACCAAGCATCAAGAGCTTCTCTTCATGGCGTTCAGCCACCTCAGTCGCCGTCATCGTCCCGGTTGCGTTGGACAACATCAGAAACAAGTCGGCGTAGAACGCCCCACGAATCCGCTCCCGCACATCGTTGATGTCGGCGAGCAGATGCGAGAGGTCGATATCCACCTGAAAGGCGGTGCGGATGCCTGGGGAGTTGCCATCGATAAACGAAATGCCGCCCGGCAACGTGTCCACATCTTTGTTCTTCATGCTCGTCGGCACTTGGAGCGGCGGCTTAGTCTTGTAGTCGATGCCCTGTGCCTTACGGAGCTGCTCATGCTGGAGCTGCTTGATGTCACCGAGGGCTTCCATGCCGGGGGAGTTCCCGTAGATGTCCCCGCCTGCGACGGCCCACCGTGGAGCCAGCACCGGAAAGTTCTTAAACCCAGACTCCCGGAGGTACGCAGGGTGGTCACTGCCCGCTTCAAAATAGCAACTCTTCCAGGGCATATTGGCGGCGTCACGCTTCTTAGTGTCGTAATCAAGGCGGGGCTCAATCGCATGCACAATCGTGATCCATTGATCCAGACTGCCCTGCTCGTAGAGATGCCGCACCGTGTTCGAGACGTTCTTGATCCCAAATTCTTGTACGGTTTCAGCCACCGTCTTTTGAAATTCGCGGTAACAGGTATTGACATGCCCTTGGAAATCTGTGGCGATACCGAACTCACCCACGGTCACAGGATAGTGATGCACCACGTTCTTAAAGTCGGGCAGAACGATGCTGACGCCCGTGCCAAAGCAGCCCAGCTCCTCATACATCTGGTGCAGGGAGCGATAGGTATTGCTCTTCTGAAAGACGAGCTGCATCCGGTGCGCGACATCGTCGAGCCAGAGTTTGACGGGGTGATAGGCGTTCAGCGAAGGGTCAGGGGTCCCTAGACGGAACCACGGCCTTGCAGGGGAGGTGGCCCCAGCCATTAATCCCGCACCGAGAATCCGCAGGGACCGTGTGCCGGTGCTGTCGTAGATATTGTTATGCCGTCTCCAGCCCTTGTCGCGGTCCTGTGAGAAGTAGCGACCGTTCCGCGGTAGGATGTACGACGTCAGCTCCTGCCAGTGCGCCCACCAGGAGGCCCGTTCAGACTTGAGCGCACCCCAGCGGGTGAACACGGCCTGCCGTGCGGCAAGCTCGTCTTGTGTATGCGGCATCAGTCTAGCCTCCTAACAATGACGACCGTCCCAGAGACAAGGCTGACGGATCGATCCCAGTCGGTCCCGTGAGCATCGTCCCGGCTGCGCCGCCTTGGGCATCGGCCCCAGCATAGTCCATCGCGTCGCGAGTGCCTTGCTGGCGTTTCGACTTCATCAGAATATCGCTTTGCATCTGTTCAGACCGCGCCGTTTGGGCCTCGGCATCTTTTCTCGCCTGGGCTTGGTTACGGTTCTGATCGGCCAAGGCTTGATCGCGAGCCGAGGAGGCATCGATCCCTGACTTAATTTGATATCCCGTCGAGGATGCCAAACTGGCAGCGGCCACGGTAGCTAAAATTGCGCCTAAAGTTCCAAGTGCCATTTAAATCTCCTTTGTAAAGACAATTTCTTCTTGGCCGTACCCCAACCGTGGGAGCCACCCTGCCATTGGGCTGGTGGCCGTCACCGCCCACACCATGCGAACCGCGCCGCGAGCCTTAGCCTGGCTTTCGGTTTCGCGCAATAACCGGACGGGCACCCGTGTGCGCCGCCAGCGTGGCGACACAAAAAACGCATCGTTTCGACACAGGCTCATATCTTGCGAGAATTGATTAGGGAGGACGATATTAATACTGTAGCCTACCATCTCCTCACCCATGTACACCGCAATGAGCATCAGCAGTTGTTGTGCCTCAAGTGTGCGATAGACCTCAACGTCCAGCTTCACCCCAGCCACACCCACATAGTTAGCCGTTTCGTTCCAGTGACTATCGAATAACGCCTTTCCATCGCACAGCATCTGCTCAACGGACACCGTCTTAATGGAAATGCGTGGCGGTACAAGCATCTCGTTCGCCACGGCCACAAGTTCGGTCAGCGGATTGTCAATTTGGATCATAGCGACATCCTACTGCATACTACCGAACCATGATTACCGTGCAATGGCATACGGGTCGTATTCGATGGCTGATGCCTTGGGACGAGACGGTCCGATGTCCCTGGCCCGCACCGGATACGCGAACGTCAGGGCAAGCGCATCGGCTAGATCGGGGGATCGCCCACCGTGCAGCCGCTTCTTGATTTCCTCTTTCGACTCCAGCACCGCTCGACCCGCACTATCGTACCAATAGCGCGGGGTGGACAGTTCTTGCGTCAGGGTGCTGTTGTTGATAATGGCTCCACCGGACCCTAGCCATTCTTTGACCAACCACCACATCTCGGTGCGACGGTTGATAAAACGGTGCGGGTCGTTAGCCTTGCCCCCAAACGGCACCTCCACCACATCGTAGCCAAGCTGCCTGAGTCGGTCGATCACTCCAGCTCCAGCCCCGCTATCGATAAACACCGCGTCGGGCTTGCGGGTATCGATCTGGGCGGCGACGCGAGAGGCCAATTCCATATTGTCAATTCCGTGATAGACACTCGGTTCCATCGCCGTGAGACCCTGCCGTGGGAAAATGACCGAGCGGTCATCACCGAACCGTGCCGGGTCCACCCCTAAGATCAGCGGGGCCAGTTGCGTCTCGGCGGCTCCGTATTCACGATGAGCAGCCGCATCCGCATCCGAGAGCGAGATCAACTGATCGTCGCCTTGGGCTGAAAAATCGCACAGGTACTCACGGGCGAATGAGGTCTGGCTCATATCGCGGCGCAGCCGGGCTACCTCGTCGAGGTCGAGGGCGGTCGTATCATTGACGGTGTACCGTTCGCTGTACCAATCGGGGAGGGCATCGGCGCGGTAGAACAGTTCTGAAAACAGATTGATCACTGATGGGGTGCCGATAAACAACGCCCCGCCCTTGCGGTCCGACAGCGCAGGCTGGAGAATATCCACCCACACCTCTGGCTTGATCTGGGCCACCTCATCGATCACGACAAAGTCGAGTCGGACTCCTCGCAGCGCATCCGGGTTATCCGCTCCCACAATCCGCAGCACCGCCCCGTTATGGGCAAACGTGACCGTGAGTTCAGCTTCGTTAATGGCAACCGTCTGAGTCAGGAGGAGGGGAAGGATCTTCTTTTTCAGTCTGGCCCAGGCAATCGCTTTGGCCTGTTTCAGGTAGGGAGCCACATAGACAAAGAGGGCCAG